ATAAGATAAAATCATGTCGTCCGCCCATTCAAGGCACGTAGGCAGCTTAATCATTTCGTCTAATTTCTTTACGACCGCTGCTTTCTTTTCTGATCCGGTCTTGCCGTGTAATTCTGTCTCCGCCCAAATAACCTGCTCAATAATCTTTTTCTTTGCGTCATCTAAAAATCCCATTTTTTGACCTCCTGAAATTAAACAAGTGTTGCTGTAAGCGTTGTTGCCGATGTTCCGACTTTCTCAAAGCTGTCTGTAGCGAGCTTGTAAATGTAATAACTCTTGTCGCCCTCGTAGTAGAACATTTCGCCGTCAAGCAGCTTATCAAATCTTAGTATCTGGCTTGCATTATCAATCGAGAAAATTCTCTTATCTGCTAATGATAGATATGCTTTACCTGTCGGCATTTCAACATAAGTTTTGTTGTTCCATCTCGTGGTATTATTGGTGTTTGTGTAAATTCTTCTATACGAATCATTTATCATTAAGATATTATTTTCAGCTGGCGCATATGTCTTAGACGGTACAGTGTCGTAAACTTGCGCAATAATATCTGTAACATGCCGTATCTTTAAGCCGCCGTTTTTTTCCAATACGCTTTTCCTGCCGTTATACGTATACTCATCGCCTGTTCCGATTTCGCCTACGACAGCACCTTGATGATACGGATTATCTTCTTCATTAATGCTTGACATATAAGCAGACGCGAATTTGAAGCATTTTGAGCCGTAAAAATTTAGATAATTTGAATAATCAAAATTAGAGCTGTGTACTTTCCGATATAATCTAAATCCGCTGTCCCAAGTATTATCTGCGGCAGCTGTATAAACCATGCAATAACCGCTTTCTTGTTTCAGGAATTTTTGTCCTCTTCTACATGTTGCAGGAAGAGTATCTCCGTACCCCGCGTCAAATACATAAAGGACATTTTTTTTGTCTACTAAATAATCTTTAGTATATCTTTGCCAGCCTAACATCTCACCAGTGTATTTATATAAGGCTTGTTTATATATTATAATATTGGTTGTTTCAGGCACATAATAATGCCAAGCACCGTTAGAATAAGTTACTATAGAATTTCCAGGTGCTTCATAAAGAGGTGTGTCTTGTATTTTAGCCCAAACTGCTGCTACTTCGTCTTTAAATTCTTGAGTGTAGCTGCTGCTGTTTAATACTTCTTCAAAATTTGATTGGAAGTTAGCGCCTTTCAAAAACAATTTCCCTTCATATTCAGACGGATTATTTATAATATCCGGCATAGGTTGCACCCATGTACCAAAAACAGGTCCCAAAAGGTCGTCTTCAACAATATGTAAAATTACTTGTGGAGTACTGCCCCCTACATTTTCCGCAACTTCATTAATCGCCGCCACGATGCTTGATTTATCACTTGTAGACAGTCCTGACAACTCTCCTACACGGTTGCTTAACTCCGTGTATTTAGTCTTAGACTTATTCGAAGCACTTTCCAAATCTACTACACGCACAAAATTTGTACTTGAACTCATATTAATCTCCTTAAAAAAGTAAAAAAAAGGAGCAGGGAGCTTTTACACTCCTCACTCCTAATTCCTAACTAAACTAAGCTCCCCAAACTTCCGTGAGCATGGCGTTGACTTCGGTTGAAGTTGCAATGCCGTGTCCGCTGTCGGTTAAGTTGCCGTTAGCATCAAGGGTTGCGACATCTCCGGCTGTAGCGTTTGCTGCTTTGTCGGCTTTGTCGCTGACATCGACCATAAGGCCGTCTGCGCCTAAAGTCAAGCGATTGCCCGTTGTTGAGCTGATTTTGACACTTACCTGATAGCCGTTAATATTAATCGAGTTATTAGCAGCTGTGTAAACGTCAACAAGCTGTTCCATGTTGAGGAAGCTGTAAGTTGTGGTAACAGCACCGGCGGCGTTTGTGTCTTTGACCGCGATAACTAAAACGGGCTTGCCGTTGAGATTGGGGTCAGTAGCTCCGGCGTAAGTTGTAGCGTTAAACGCGAAGTTAGCAACGAACGTAGTTTTAAGCTGGTCAAGTACTAATTCGCTCGGGAAATCGAACGAGAAAGCAGCTGTGCCGCTTGCGTCTGCGCTTGTGAAGAAGCTGACCGTGTTGTTAGTAACGCTTCCTGAACGGATACCCGCACTGGCTAAAGTATTAGCCGCAGTAATAGCCGCTTTAGCTTTCGCAGCCTCAGCTTTTAAATCCCGTAATAATACAAATTTTGTTTCGTCATATGTTGCCATAATAAAAACCTCCATAAAATATATTAAAGATTAAAATTTATTTAGACTAAGAGAATGTTTTTCTCGTTAATCTTGAATGTTAGTTATTCTGCGTCCCAAATCTCATCAAGTACTGTACTAACTTCCTCACTGCTTGCAACACGGCTGTTAAAATATTTTTCAGCAGCTTCATTAGCAATAATATTGACACTATCATCGTCAATTTCGTTTTTAGGCGCAGGGTCAATGCCTGAAAAACCGACCGTAATATTATTCATTCGCGGACGGTTGTATCTTTTTTCAAAATCTTCAAAATAGCTTTTTGTCATCATAAGTACCCTTTCAGGCTCTTATACTCGGTTTTTAGGTCATTCAAAGCCTTTTCGTTATCGTCAAGGATAGCTATAATAACCTCATACATCATAGCCTTAACGCGCTGCCGTATCTGTTCACTGTGTTCTTTCTTAATACGCTCTCGTTCGAGGCGTTCTTCGTTGGTCTCGTAAATTTTAACTAATTGCCCGTCCCTGACGCAGTACAGCGCAGTGTTGACCTCTAAACCGTCTGCGACTTCTAAAACGTCATAATTACCCGACATTTCCGGCTTGCTTGCTGAAATAATCTCGCTGATAATCCTGCCTGTAGTTTTGTCGTATTCTAAATATCTCGCCATGACTACGCTCCTTTCGTTAAGCCCAAACTTGATTAAGCATTCCCTCAATTTCAGAGTCTGTTGCTGTATGGTTGCTTAAGTAAGCCTCAACTTTAGTATTTACCTCTGTGCTGCTTATGTTAGTTATCTTTTCATTTAGTATTCTCCCTTGATTGGCACTCAACTCATTAGTAGTACTTGTGCTTGTGAGAGTATCATCTATCGTTACATTTACGCCGCCGTCGCCTGTAATAATCGTTTCTCCGGGATCGCCTTTTTCCCCTTTTAGCGCGGCTAATTGTTCCGCCGTGAAGTCTTCGTAAGTGAAAGCGTCTCCTTTATCGCCCTTGTCGCCTTTTTCACCCTTAAGAGCTGCTAACTGTTCGGCGGTAAAGTCTTCATAGGTAAACGGGTCTCCTTTATCTCCCTTATCACCCTTGTCTCCTTTGTCGCCTTTAGCACCAGCCGCTCCGGCAGTACCCTCAGCAGGCATATTCTCTAATTTGTTTAATAAATCCTGAGTTAAGTGATAATGACCGCTTGCTTCGCCGCCCATAAGCCCGTTTAGCTGCTCATGATCGAGCTCCGAAGCTATAACTTTTCGTTGCGGGTCAATTCCTGAAAATCCCTGAATATATTCCTCAACGACGGGCTTCTCGTAGCGTTCTAAGAATTTTGCGACTAATTGTCTGTATTCGCTCATGTTTTCTCATTCCTCATTAAACAACGGCTTCCGCGTTAATATTTACAACCGTTCCGTTCTCGAACCCGATTATTTTCAGATACGGCGCATAGTCCCAGCTTAAAGTCGCTCTTTGTTCATACCCGCCGTTGATTTCAGTACTCATTGCCGAATTGCCCGGATAGAAAGCTATTTTGCCTTGTTCAACGCTAATAGAAACGCTGTAGTCTTTGCAAGGTTCTATATTAAATTTCCGCTCTGTTCCTTCATCAAAATTAAATTTCCCGCTGATTAAGATCATGTTAGGCACAGCCGGATAATCAGGACTTATAAGCGTCAGTCCCAATCTCTGATACGGAAGCCAGAACGGAAATCCCCGCTCCTCGCCCGGCTCAAACCTCAATAATTTCCCTTTAGCTTCATAATCTATGTAATGTGTTGTTTCATTCTTAAACGTCGGCATGTTCTCACTCCTTTGTGTTCTTGCAAATTTTCTCTAAGCTAATCTTTAGACCCTAACGCTAAAAAACTTATATACATTCCTTCGGTCATTGCATCAGGATTAGTATAGTCATAAAAAAATGTAAATCCTGACGCGCTTTTATTCATAACGCGGACAACAATATCTCTATTCTCAGTATCCCACGTTGTTTTAGCCGTGTGCATTTGTGTGAAAATTGCATATAGAGTAGTAAAAGAAGTTGGAAATATAACAGTATATCTTGTTGTTTCTGAGACATTAGTTGACAGCGCAGGAGTTCTTCCCCATTGTATCATAAAATTATTTCCGAATTTCTGATAGCCGTGGGCATCTAAAATTTTGTAGTCTACTATCCCGTAGCCTTTATCAGCAGGAATAAAGCTCGACACGTAATCGCTAAGTCCGTTTATCCGCGTGTATTCTAAATTTCCGCTTAGCCTTGAAGTCGGCCAGTTCCCGCTTACTCTTGATACAGGCAAATCTCCTAAAGTGTTATTTATGTTCAAGTTCGGGTGCGGATTAGAACTGTTTATGTGTGCATTTAACTTCGTTGTTAATTCACTTGCTGAGAGTTTATCCGCGTTAATGGCGTTTAATATTCCGTAAATTCTCTCGATTTCTTGAATGTGTTTACCGAACGCGTCTTTAGTAGTATCTCCGCCGCTGTAGAAGTTCACGGGATAAGTTACATCAAAGGGTTTGGTTAAATCTATTGCCATTATTTATATTTCACCGCCTAATTACCCTTTTGCAAATAGTGTATTGATTAACAAATATTGAATTTGAGAAAATCTTTTCATTCCTAACTCCTCATTCCTCATTCCTAACTGAATTACACCTCCACCATTTCCAAGCCCATAGTCGCAATCGAACAGCCTCCGCCGGTAATTTTTATCTCGGGCATAATCGACCAATCGCGGACTATGCAGCGTCTTCTTGAGGTTAAAGTCCCTCCGTTAGGGAATAAATCGTCATCATCTTCACTTGCATATTGAGTATCGTTAGGAGCGTCGTAGATATAGTCAGCTTTTCCGCCGTAAGCAAAAGGCATACGGAAGCCTCCGAGCTTTAATTCCGCGCTGCATTGCGGATAAATCTCGAATGAGGCATAAGCCCCTTTAATCAGCGTTTGCCGCCCAGTTAGCAGTGTTCCGAGCTTCATGTGAGCAACAATCTCAATCTTGCCCGCGTCTTTTAATTCGTCTTGAATATAACCGTCTCTGACCTGATATAAATCGCGCCCGATGAAGACAAACAATTTATTGTCGATCCCGGCCGTATAAATTATTTTGTTAGGAAATTCAAACGTCGTCCATATTGAACGGTTATAATCAAATACCCAAATTTCTTTCTCGCGGTTTGAAGGTAAAATCCAAAGCTGCTGCTTTACAGGAACGTCCCATAGTTGCGAAGTGTTATCTATCCGCTGTATTAGTGAGTTGCTGACTTTTCTATCCGGCCACGAAGCCTTGACTTCACCGTAAGCTGTAACGCTTGAAAGCATTGCAACGCCTGCAGGAGATATAAAAAATACGTCATTGCCGACACTTTGAACTGTCTTTTGACTGAATGTTCCCGTATTATGAGCGACTTCGAGCGCAGCCCATTCAGGAAAATCACCCGTTAAACGCCATATAATTCCTTTATCAGGCTCATTTACAGGCGACTTAAACGCAATTAAATCCCTCGACAGCGGCACAACGGCATTAATGTTCATTCCGTCTTTGTAGCCTATTTCGATAAATTGCCCCGTACTTTCGTCATCCGGGTCATTATCCCATAGAGTACAGTCGCCGACATAAGAGAACGTGATAGTATCGTCTCCGTTTACTACTCCGGCGCGCCCATTGCGTACAAAAACGTAGCGGCACTCTGACGGCGAATTAGACAAAGTCTCAATTTTCGGAACTAAATTATTCTCAGTAAATTTTTGAAGTTTCCCGCCCGAAGCTATTAAAAATTCGTCATCACCCCACGCGGCTATGCTTAAATCCCCGTTCCCGCTTAAATTTCCCGAAACAGGCCATATATTATTCCACTTGAAATAATACAGCTTCTTAGTTCCTTTATGCCGTGCTAAAAATCCGTTATGTCCTCTGACCGGGATTACAGCGTCAATGTCATCATCAAAACGCCCCGACCACACAAGACCGCCCCTGACTTTCATAGCACCTGTAAGCGGTGAAAATTCTACATTCAACGCTTCTTTCAGCTCGTTTTTAGCTAAACTTTCAGACGGCACACTAAGATTTAATCCGCCGTCAAATCCAGAATAGAAAACCCGCTGTAATGCTTCACCGTGTTTATCGCTTCTAACCGGCATTTTGCACTCCCATTCCGAGTAGCATTAAATCTTGTGAAACGTTGTACTCATGCTTGTTAAGGGCATAGATAGCAGCAAGTGCAGTCAGTGTTATGTACTGATCTCGTTCATAAGGCAAAGCGTCATTCTCACCGAAACTTGTAACATAAGGAAGCCGCGCAAAATATCTCACTGGTATGTTCTCTATGTTGACATAAAGATTTATCCGCCCGCCTTCGACAGCAGCCGGTATTTCGCCGCAAAACGCAAGAAAATCATCAGGCACGCTCATATTATCTACAATATTTATGCGTTTTATCAGCCTTAAATCCAAACTTGCAGCTTGACGCTTAGAATATTCGTCAACAGCCCGGTCAAGATAATTTAAGAGTTCTTGCGTTCCTTCCGGCTCTTCTAAGTTTCCGCCTTCCGTAAACCCTGTAGCTTGTTCGTCAGAAATCAGCTTGCGGACTAATGCTAACATTTCTTTCTGTGTCATAATTTGCCTCCGAGTATTTTCACCGGGCCTAAATTCTCAAAATGAGATAATTCACGTCCTGCTAATTGCTTTACGCAAACTTGAATGATCTGCGATGCACCCTCAAGATTATTTTCATACAATGCCAGCGCAATATCTTTAATAAACGTGAGCATAGTTTGCGGAACGTCAAGTAAATCATCAAGAGTATTTACACGCGCCGGGACATAATAGTATTCAAGGGAATAAACGCCCTCAGGAGCGTAAAAATTCTCTCCGGCTATTCTGTATCCGCCTTCATATATTGCCCTGTAAGTCTCAGGATTAGCAACGCCGTCATCACTCATTCCGACCTGATGAACTTTCACGAAATCGGACGGAAGTAACACAGCCCCGTCTTCGTCAACAACAAGGGTTTTCTTTTTTAATCCTGCTGATACAAATTGTTCAGCAATGTGAGTAAAAAGCAGCGAAGCAGCCTGATTAATGACTTCAATAAGCTCAAAATCTGAAATTCGTGCCCCTTGCATATCTTTTAACGCATAACGGAGCGACATAACTAACTGCTTAACTGGTATCATTTAATTAACTCCTGTCTTAATTCGTAAAGCCGAGTATTAGCAAGTCTTTTCATTCCTAACTCCTAACTCCTCACTCCTAATTGTTAAAACCCTCCTGATGAACACCGCCAGTACGGAAATCTTTGGAGCAGACGTTTTAGTGCTGCTTTGTCATTGTTGCGCGAAAAAGCTAAATAGTCTAAGTCATAGTTCGCCTCAAGCATAGCAGCCTCATCAACAGGAATATTAGCAATTAAACGCCCTACTAACTTCCCGTTTTCTCTGATAAAGCCATTGCCTTCCTGAACTCCTTGCCAGTTGTCGCGCTCTATCTCGTCAGTGTTTAAGTGATTAGTTAGTGTTATCTCGTCGCCATGCTCTTTTAATTCCTGTCCGATAATCATTTTTAGCTCCTAATTACGCTGAAACCGGTACAATCCCGTCTAAGTCTTCGATTTTGAAGTGTGCTTTTTCAGCTCTCATTTCGACCGTCCATTCACCTTGAACCATTCTGCGCCCCATATCGCTTATTTTAGGAATTTCGCCCGTTCTGAAGTTACGCAAAAATGCTTTTTTAATATATTCCGGACTTAATCCGTAGACAATATTATTAGGCATAAATCTGTCAGTGAGTGTCTGAACCGTTCCAAAGTCTGTTTCAAGCACTGAGATCATCTGCGTTAATTTCTTTGTGTTATTTCCGTTCATGAATTTAGTATGACCGGCCGTGAACGTTGAGACTATACGCTTATTTCTCGGTGATACCAACAAGACTGTCGGATTTCCGCCCTCGTTCCAAACCTGCTCAAGCGCGTTGTTAATTAAATCGAAAGTTAAAGCTCTCGGAGTTCCGCCGTTGCTTAAAACGTTCGTGATAATCCAATAAGGAAGCCCGCCGAAGCGTCTTGTATCATCTATCGATGTGCCTAAGAATTTTTCATCTTGCTCGATGAGAGCTTTTTCGCAGTCAAATGCAAGCTCTTTCATTTTCTTTCTCATCTGATAAGCTAATTCCGAACGTATACCGTAATGCAAAACTGCCTCTTGAGTATCCGTAACCTGAACGCCTTTGTGCATAATTTGAGTATAGTTGTTAAGCCTTACGCGGGGCTCAGCGTTTACTGTAAAATAGGTGTATCCTTCGGGCTGTGCGTTGTCTTGTGCCTCTCCTAAGCTATCTTCAAGCCATTCATGAACGGTCTGTGTAGCCTTAGTTTTACCTATTCTCGAAAATAACGGCGTCTGATCCGGTGATATATTAGTAATAACGTCGCTTACGTCTTCTTTGTTTCCTACTGCTTCATAAGTATTACTTGCCATTTTTTTAATCTCCTTTTAGTAAATTAATTTTATAAAGAAAAGGCAGAAAATCTTTTCACTTTCTACCTCCTGCTTCCTAATTTCTACTTGTCTTAAACTATGCCCATATCCATTAAAGCCTGAACTTGAGCGTCTTCGTCTAAATTTCCGAAGTCTTTCATGTTTACAATTCTTTTGCCGTCATTGTTCCCGCCGCGTGTACTTTCAAGCGGAGCGGGCATTTTTGCTCTCGGGCGTGATACCGGCTTATTTTGTGATTGAGCCTTGCTTGCCCTGAATTGTCTGTAGAACTCTGTCCAAATTCCCTGAACAGCTCCGAAGCCCTGTGTCTGTGCTACTCTTTTCAAGCCCTCGTCTATTTGTTCCGGCGTGTTGCCGTTCTTTTGAACTTCTCCTAAATACCAGTTCTTAAACTCGTTGAAATCAGGCTGTGAAATAAGTAGTCTTGAAAAGTTTACCCAGTTTTGATATTCGCCTGCTTTACGCTGATAATCCGCGGTTTCTATTGCGTTACGCTGTAAAATTTCCTGACGTGCAATATCGAGCGCGGCTCTGTGTTCGTCGTCGTAAACGTCGTAGTCGTCATCACTTTTAAGCCCTAATCTTTCGACCGCGACTTTCATAGCCTCGTCATTTAATTCTTTAGGTGTTAATTGTTTAGGCTGCGTCAGGAACGATGGCGGAGTTTGAGCTCTCTGCTGAATTTCCTGTTGACGTTCATAAGCTGCTATCTGATTTTGGAAAGCCTCATAATAACGCCTTACGTCGTCAGGCATTCGCGACTTATCCCACTGATCTGCAGGAATGTTTTGTAATTCCTCATCAGTGTAATAATTCGGTACTTGTTTCTGTACATTAGAAGGCTGCGAAGCATTTTCTTCACCCGTTTTATCAGGGACATCACCGAAGAAATCATCTCTGAAATTTACCTCCCCGTCCTGAATTGATATTTCAGGCTCTTCGCCAGTTTCTTCAATCTCTTGATCCGGCGTATCTTCCGGCAGAACGCTGCTAAATTCATCTTCTTGAAAATCTGACTGTGTGCTATTTTCCTGCGTCTGTTGTTCCTGCTCTGCTATCTGTTCGTTCATCAACTAAGACCTTCTCTCTGATTTCGGCTTTTAATTTTTCGAGTGCAGTTGTTGCTTTACGTTCAAACATCTTAATATCCTGCGGTGTCGGGAAATACTTTCCAAGCTCTAAAACGCTTTTCTTGATTAAATCCCATGCCCGTTCATCAATTTCATAACCTTTTTTATTTGCCATTGTTGCTCAACTCCTTTTCAGCGATTTCTCCGTTGTCAAGAAAATATTGTATTTGTCCCTCAAGTTTCCTTAGAACACGAAGATAAACTTTTGGGAATAATAGACTTTCATATGAAACGTCATCGCTTTTTTCTATCGTGTAAATTTCGTTTGCACGTTCTCTAAGAATAAAATATTCGAAAATTTCCCGTGCAGCCTTAGCTTTACGCCCCCATTCGGCCTGCTCTCTAAGTTCTAATTCTTCCTGTTCTGTCATTGTTTAGCACCTGCCCGTTTCATTGCCTGTTGCTGCGCTTGTACTTCATTAATGGCCTGTTGTGCGCCCTGAGCAGCTGCCATTTGCCCTTGTGCTGTAGCGAGTTGCATAAAGAACTGCTGCTTAACTATTTCCGGATCGAGCACATACTCGTGAGGATTTCTAATCCCGCTTTCCTGCAATAATTTCTGCGCTGCTTTAGCCCATTCGCCCGGCGTAATAGCTCCGATTTGCATACCCGTTTGAGCGATCGCGCTCAGATAAAATTGTAAATTCTGAATGTTTTGTTTGCGCTTCCCTACGCCTGCTTCCGTGTTTACGTCAATATCAAACTCGCCTTTTAAGTCGTCCGGACTGACTTGCAGCATAGTATTTTGAAGCCTGATAACTTGCGGCTGGTCTATATAACGCTGATTAAGCTCAACTAAAAATCTCAGCATTTCCCCAACGCCTGTTTCTGCGAATACCCGGACGATATAGTCAATTCTCTGCTCGCTTGCCTGTTGTAAGAGGCTGATACCTGTTGCAGTCTTATTCAGGCTTGAACTGTCCGTGCCTTGATTATATCTTGTCCGTCCTGTCCATTGTTCGAGCGAGCCCTCGAAAAACTCGAAAAGCGGCATTGTCCACGGAGCTAAATCAGCTTGAGGAAACGGCATTACGACTTCATTCAGATTTCGCCCCTGAACTCTAATAAACTGCTTATTCTCTTGCAAGTCTTTGACATTTACACCCGTTGGATCTATGAACCAGCGCAAGTTATTCAGATTGACCGTGTTAATCAGAAATTGTCTCATCAGGGCAGTTTTAATCGTCTGAATTTCTCCGACAATCTCGCTTAATGACAAATTAGCAAGTACTTTGAAAGCATCTCTGATAGGCGATAATGTGAATATCGGCGTGCGCCCGTAAGGATTTTCAGCAACTCTCAAAATCTCATCTCCGGCGACCGAAATCAAAGCGTCCTCTAAAAGCCCGTCCCCGTTAATATCGAGTTTAACGTAACATTCGTAGAGCTCATACAAATTTCTCGCAGCGTCTTCGTCATTAATTCGTTGGTCTAATTCGTCGTTTAATTCAGTCTCGAACGCGGAATAAATAACGCCGCCGTTGCCTGAATTGCTGATAGCACGCTCAACAGCCGCAGCGTCATAAATCCCCGCCTTAGCCTGCCGCCGTAAATGGTCAGCTGTAACGTTTTGTTTGTGCGCAACAAAATTAGCTTCTTCAAGATTTTTAGCTTCGGGCGACCAGCGTAAATCAGTAACTCTAACTGGCTCAATGACAGGCTTATTGACTTTCAAGCGTCCTATCCTGTACGAGACTTGAACGTTGCCTAATAAGTCCGGCTCTGAAACTTCGGTAATCTCGCACCATTCGTCAGCCTGTAACATTGCAAGGCGCGTCATATCCGCGTATTCAAACTGATCTTCGCCCCAGTCTTCTTCTCGTTTCCACCATACTTTTACAGCTCCTAAATTGTATTCGAAAGCGTCGGTGAACCAATCCCAAAGCACTAAAAAGCCTTTATTCTGCGTCATGATCTGAAAGTCAATCAGCGACTTCAAGACTTCGGCTCGCGGCACGTCTTCTTCATTGCGTCCTACGATAACGACAGCTTCGTCATCACCGAAAAATGAGTTCATGACGTTCGGGATAGCCCATTGAACGAGCGACCAGAAATCATAGCTTACAAAATCTGTTTGTGTTCCTAAGTTCTTAAATCTTTCTTTGTAGTAGCTTTTATCAGCCTCGTAAATCTGATGTCTTATTCTGAGTGTAGGCTCAACTTTTGCGTTGTAAAAATTATTAGCCCGCTGAATATCGTTCAGCACGGCTTTTTTTATTCTTGAAATATCCGGGCTCTCTTGCTGTGTATCGTCAATTCTGTCCGGATCTACATTCCTATTTTGGGATTCCAATCTTCGCTCAAACCTCCTCTCCCTGTGTACTCATAAGGAGCTGCAGCTACTTGTTCCATGTACGCGAGCGCGTCAATAACATCATCATGCGCTCCGTGAGGATAAGCAAGCAGCTCTCCTTCTAACTTATCAAGCCACATTGCGCCCCGCCTGAACCAAACTGTTCCGACAGCGAAACGCGGCTGAATATTGTCAATTCTAATTTCCTTTTTCTTCTCAGCCTTTAACGGCGTTATCCTGAAGAAAATCCCTCGTCTCGGCATTTCTTTTTCTAAAAAGTGTTGTAAAGCAGCCTGATAAGCTACAACTTCAACGCCCACGCAAATAGGCCGCCACTTCTGAACAGCAGCAAATATCGCGTCAATCGTAGTAGACGGATCATAGCGTCCGTATTCAACATCAAGAACGAACCAGTGCCCCGCTGAATTAACTCCGACCGTTACGATGGCTGAGTAATCTGCATTGACTTTTTGCGAAATAGCTAAATCAACAGTCGTATAAATATTAAGCGTATCCAAATCCGGTGTAACGTCATAGTATTTGAAATATTCGCGCTTAAATTTCTGACTGTCCGGACTGATACATTGACACATTTTATTTCTGTACCAAATATCAGTTTTACCCATGACTTCGGCATTTTCGCGTTCTTTTTCAATCTCGTTGACCGGCCATTTTGAAGGCCACGCGCTATTCCCGTTTTCGTCAAGAATAGGTATCCGCCTGACTGTAAAATTGAGCTGCTCTGAAAACTGAAAAACTTGCTCAATAATGCAGCGTTCGCCCAAGTTATTCCCGATCATGAAAATTCTCGTGGACTGCCCTAAGAAATAAACATCGCTCAAGAACCAGTCCCAGTCGTTGGCCGTAACGGTTTCGCTTCTTGCGTCTTCCTCATCTTGAGGGTCATCGATGATAACTAAATCGGGACGTTTTGCGCCCCACGAAAGCCCTCGAACAGCCGCTCCCTTACCGTATGCTTCAATCCTGACTTTAGTACCTGTTACGTAATGAACTTCGAGCGCAAGCCCTGAATTATCGCGTATCTCAGACACTAAGCCCCGCATGTTTTCAGACGCTAAAAATTCTCTGCTGACTTCCTGTAATTTTTTGCTTGCAGTAGTTTGAGTAGCGCAGATAATTACAAGATAGCTTCTGTTTTTTTGCGGAAAAGTCAGAGCGTGCAACAGATTAGCCCTAATAACAATTTGTGTTTTAGCACTCTCTCTGAAAGCCTCGATCGCGAAATTGCCTTTGCCGCGTAATAAAATCTCGCTCCATTCTTCATGGAACTTAGCGGGCAAAACGTCTTCTTTAGATGGTATGAACTCTTCTCTGAACGCAACGAGCGAATTTAACGCCCGCTGTTCGCTATTCAGTAATTTCGATATTTCCTGATTGTCCATTGTTATTAAAGTTTAGTCTTTCCATAAGGACGCTCCTAACCTGAGCCCTGACATCGAGGCCGCCGGATAAATCCATGCTTACGGCTTCTCTGGGTTTGCCTTCGGTTCTGTTAAGAATTTCGATAGAGGCCGGAAGAGCGATTTTCTCATTACTGCTTTGACTAAGTTCAACGAGCCTTTTAGCAGCGTCAACGCTTGCAGCCTTCAATATCTCTTTGACCTCAGGATTTTCTTTAGGCCGTCCGTTAGGATTGCCGGATTGTCCCGGCTTGAA